GCGAGGGGCAATTGACGGGTCAAGCGTCGCGTTCGGGTCTGTCTTGGTGAGGGCTGAGACCTGAGCAATGACGGGACCGGCCAGCTCGTCAGGGATTCCCGCCGACGATACAACACCGACGATCGAGCCCGGCTGATCACCTTGCGGCGATCCGGTAGGCTTATTCTGAACACCTCCCTTGTTGAGCGGAGGCGCGACGGTAGCGTTTGCTGTGCGGTTCGCTGATGGTGGGCTAACGATGGTCGATTGTGGCTGCGCTGTCGGCGCTCCGCCATTGGCAAAAAACTTCGCATCATCAGCACGGGTCTGTTGCTGCAAGCCGAGATTGGCCGCCGCCATCCCCTGTCCGATGTCACCCTTCTGGAAGAGCGTCTTCGACATGGCGGCGAAGTCGGGCTGACCGTTCTCGTCAGTCGGAACACCATCCTTAAACGCTCGCCGCTGATCAAACTCAGCGCGCTGCTTGCTCGCGTCAAAGAATGACTTTACCGGATCGCCGAGGGCCGCGAAATCATACTTCGTATTCCCGCGTACGCCGGAAATGATCTCGTCGATGTCAGCCATTAGCCGAACGCTCCGAAGAGACTAGAGGCAGTGTTGACCGCTTTGCCGATGCCATTCCACATATTCTGTGAAATGTTGTAGTTGTTCATGTCGGCAGCAGCGTTCGATGCACCTTGCCCGGTGTAGTTCGCATTCGCCGCTGCGCCCTGACCCTGATAGGACTGGTTGAGCGCGTTTGCCTGTCCCGTAGCCGCATTGGCAGCGCCAGCAACAGCATTGGAGTTCGCGCCAAGATACGGCGAAAGCCCTTGCATATAGTTGCCGTACTGCTGACCGGCGAGACCCGTTGCGTACTTCAGCGTATCCGTATCGGCATTGCCACTGGAAAGATTGCCGGCTGCGGCATGAGTACGGTTTAGCGCCTGCAAGCCTTGATCGAGCGAGAAGCCATAGGCGCCGTACTGCCCGGAGTTCTTGAAGTTGTCGGTAGCGCGCTGCAGGCCGGCCGCGCCGTTTGCGCCGCTGGCATCGCCATAGGCATTCGCGCCCGCGCCAGTCGAATTGATTAAGCCAGAGTACAGGTTGGACGCCTGACCATAGCCCGATGTGATCGCATCGCGACCCTGACCATACAGGCCAGACAACGCGTCGTAGCCCTGCTGAAGACCCTGATTACGATCACGTGCGGCCTGTTCGGCATCATCGTTCGAAAAGATCGAGAAGAGGCCCATTAGTTGGCTCCTGGCGTCCAAAGCTTGGTCGTCGAATTGTAGATGAGCACCTGACCATTGGTCGGTGCGGTCGTAGAAACGTCAGGCAATTGCGCGAGCTTTTGGTGGAACTGAAACCAGTCGTACCAAACTTGGCTCATCGTGCCGGTCGCTGCATCGATCACCGGAACGTCCTTGCCTGGGAAGGCAGCCATCAGTGATTCCTCAACTGCATGTCCTGAGTGCCGCCCATGAATGCCGCATAGATCGGATCAGAAACGCTGAGCCGCCAGCGGCGCCCCACAGAGCCTGTCATTCCACTGCGCAGCATGATGATTCGAGCGGCCTCAGCTTGGCGGCCGAGCTTGCGCACGAATTCGTTGCTCCAATTGATGCCGCCGTTATCCGACCATGATATGCCGACGCTGGGATCGGTCGCGGTCGGATCGACACCCGTTGCCTGCCCGACACCTGTCACGAAATTGAAGTCTGCCCGCGCAACCTTTGTTCGGTTCGGGAAATTGAGAACCGGCCCGCTCTCGATTTGCATCACGAGAGGATCGCCAACCTCGTCATATGCCGTTTCGTTGATGTAGAGCAGTTGGCCGGCTTGGGTATCGCCTACGATCCACTTCCCGAACGCTGAAATACCGCTGATCGCGCGCCATCGCGTTTGCTGGTAGCTCGCGCGTTCGTTCCACTTCTTTGACCCAAGGTCGAATTCCCACGTAAAGCTTGAGCACGACAACACCCACTTCGGATGTCCTTGGGAGATGTAGACCGATGCTTCCAACGTGCTCTTGTCGGAGACTGAGGCAATCAACCGATCAAGATCAGGCGGCGAAATCTTCAGCGGGTTTGGCGTTCCATTATGCTGCACAACGGAATTATCGTCCGCAACCCAGATCAGCGCCGTTCCGAATCCGTCCTCATGGCCAGCAACCGCATACGGGCTCAGCAAGCCGCGCTGAATCACATAGGAACGTGTGAAGGGGAAGCCGGTCGGCTGAGCCGTGTCTGAATAGACAGCTCCGAAATTCGGCCCCCAAACATAATACTGGCCATTGAACGGAAGCCCGCGGGTCAGGCCGCCCGTCTTTGCCTGCTCCTTCGTCTTGTCAGTGGTTGCGATCGTGCCATCGTTCAACCCTGATGCCTGGATCGTGCCATCGCCATAGGTGAAGAGGAAGTAGCCATCCATGAACCCGACGCTGTTCGGCGTTCCAATATCTGGATCAGCGAAGGCAGTCACCGCGGTAGATGTGACCGTGAACGCGCCTGTTTGAGGAGCGACGCAAACGATGTCAGGCGTCGGGCTTTTATTATTGCGCGCCCAGAAGACCTTCTCAGTACCGTTTAGCGTGCCGGTGAGCGTGGCTTCAACGCCACCGGAGGTAAACGTGGTCGCCTTGCCTGACCAAGCCGTATAGAGCGAGCTGCCAACCAGCAAGCCCCCGCGAAAGCCAGTTTGCGTTGATGCCGCGAACAGCGAAAGCCCCGGAGACTTGCGCCAGACCACGACGGGCGGTGCAAATCCTTTCTTGGCTTCTACATCCTTGCCGAGCGGCTCCGCATAGCAGTTGATCAGCCGGCCGGCGCTCTCTTGTGGATTTGCCCCCGGAGATGACGAGAGCGGAAACGGGATGCTTACTGCGGGCATCAGCGACGCTCGTCAAAGACTATGCGCCCATTTGGAGCGGCCAACTGACTATCATTCACCCATTGCGGCGCATTTGACCCTGCATACTTGCTCTCGTTAGAGAACGATTGGTGGTATGGTGTTTTCCAGTAGTCCGAGAAATGCAAGCGACCGTCATTTGCATTCATCCCAGACGAAGCATGCGGGTTTTTCTGCATCAAGCCCTGCCAATACCCGCGCATATCGTAGTCTTGATTTGGCGCATCAGGGTTGAACGGAACATTCTTGTCAGCGAGCCATTGCCTGAACTGAAATTCATCCATCTGGGGAAGCGAAGTGCTATAATTCGCTTGGCCTGGATTAGCTGCATATTGTTGGTTGTTGGCGAACGTCTGTTGCGGGCTCTGAGTAGCCATCAAGCTTTCATAGAGCCCCGCCATTTAGAAGTACTCGACTTGTTGCGGTCCATAACCAGGCGTCTGCCGCGTGATCACCCGGATACGGTTGCGCAGTTGCTGCGCTGCATTCTCATCCGACTTCGCCCCGAACTCTTCTGCCGCAGCATTCGCAACCAGCTTGGTGAACGACAGAAACAACGCATCCGGCAATGTATCGGGATCACTGATATAAGTCGTGCCGTCTTCGTTGATCTCATCCACGACGCTATCGATGTAACCATCCAGCGTCGTTGCATCATCATCGGACATGGGAGTGCCAACGTCCCCGCCGACAAGGATTGCCAGAGCCTTGCGCTGGATATCTACACGAGTTTTAGACATCATCCCTCACAAAGGGAAAGGCCCCTCGAAAGGGGCCTTTTGGGTCACTCCGCGGAAGCCGCTTCCCCAGGCAGTTTCGCCGGTTCGGGCTCTTTCCGACCGGCCATGTTATCGCGTCGGTCACGTTCGAAGTCGTGATCACGAGCTTTTTCAATGCCGGCCTTCAGGTCGCGCTTCTTGGGGCGGCCAGGGCCGCGCTTCGGCTCCTCTTCCTCGCCAACCTCGATATCGAAATGCGGGTTGTCCTGCATTTTGTTGATCATGTGGCCATGGTCATCGGAATTCAGTTCGACGGACTGCCCGTCGAAGAACGTCACGCCGCCCATTTCGACGACTTTGTTGTCGCCTTCCGGAGCGTTGTAGGTTGCAGTTGCCTTGCGCATAGCAAATCTCCAAAGGTGATTGCCCGCCGATCACAACGCGACAGGCGGGCAATCGGTTCAGTTGTCCATGTAGCCTTCGAGACGCAGGTCAAGCGTTCCCGCGACAGCGGTTGCCGGCTGCAAGGTGGTAGTCACCAGGATTTCAGTGTCCACAGTGTTCTTGTAGAGCAGCCCGGTCGATGCCAGCGTAGTGGTCGAAGTGCCGCCCTGACCGATGGTCGAAGCCGACAGATAGCGCGTGCCACTCCCGGAGTCGCCAACGCTCAAGGTGAGCGCAGGCGAGCCGTTCGAGTCCATATCCGTCGCCACAGCGATGATGCCGGTCACAACGAAGCCAGCGGGCACCATGAAGGCGCCAACCGTATTTGCGGTGACGAGATCGGCCGTTCCGAGAGTGACAGTGCGGCCGAACGTTTTGCGGGTGCGGGCAAAGCCCTGTCCGCCCTGCTGAGGCTGACCCCAATCCTTACGATAAGACATGATGTTTTCCCTTCAATTTTGGGGTTAGGCGTTCGCGACGCCGGATACGAAGCCGGTCACCATGCCCCAATCGACGAGATCGCCGACCGTGGCGCCGGAGACAGACAGCGGAGCCTTGGCGATCTTGCCGACGCCGTACTGCGCTTCGATGCCCATGCCGGTGATGAAGTCGTAGTCTCCATCCTCAAGCTGGGTCGGACGGGGCATCTGGCCGAGAGCGTAAGCAAGTGCGCCTTGGCCGAGCATGAACACGGGCTCAACGTCGATCGAGCCAGCGCCAACGCCGGACAGGATCAGACGATCCGTAATCTCCGGGATTTCCAGATAGTACACGCCGTCGTAGATCAGACCACCGCCCGTGAAGATCGGGTTGCTCTTGGTCGGGTTTCCGCTTTCACGCTCACGCGCATCGCGGTTGGCCTGGTACATGGTCGGATCGGCCTTGAGATCGCGCATGGCACGACGACCGAGCAAGCACAGATACCATTCCTGGTCGTTGTTCGAGCCGCGGATTTGGAACGGCGAGATTTTCGGCTTGCCGTTGTAACCCGTTCCGGCGGTGGTTCCGGTTGCCTTGGCCTGATCCTTCATCAGGGAGCCGACCGCCGCCGTCATCTTGTCATTGGTGGAATCAACGTTGCCGACCGCAGTTGCGAAGGTGGTCGAGTAGTTCGCGATCACCGAACCGAAGACAACCCGGTCCACGTTAGCCGTGACCCAGGAGTTCTTCTGGCCAGTGGTAGCCGCCGACCACTTCACGCCGTTGACGCGGTTGCCGCCGCCCGTGGAGGTCAGGCGGTTTGCCTGAACGGCCGAAGTCGGGATCGACAGAAGCGCGTCCACGAGGTCATCGCGGACGATACGCTTCGACCAGCCCGACAACAGCGAGCGCGCCGTGGAGCGGATCGAGAAGGACGATTCCTTGTTCACCGCACGGTTGTTCGCGACAGCGTTACGAGCCCAATCCGCCCACAGCGGAAAGCCGTAGCTGTCGATCTGCTCTTCATTGCCGCGCAGCGTGCCGGCACCCACACCGTTGCCGCTGAGCTGAGTGACCAGCGGAACGTTGATTTCCTTGCCGTCGCCGGTCAAGTCCTTCATGCGGACAATGGGAGAAGTCGAATCCGGCCCCATGAACGGGTCGAACCGAGACGCGCGGAGGAAGTCGATTGCCGCCTGCTTGCGGAACTTGATGACTTCGTTATTGACATGATTGGAAGTGAGGGCCATTGGCCGCTATCCTTTCTCAATGGCCGTCACGCACCGCCCAACAAAAAACCCGCCGGTTAAGGCGGGTGGTTTTCGTCGGATGCGGATTAGATCAGGCCGTGGCTTCGTCCCAAAGCGCGTCGTCGGACAGGTCCGTTTGTGAGGCGCGCAGGGCTGCATTCGACCGGCTTGCGCCGTTCAGCGAGGGAGGCAAGTCAACTCGGGGACGACCATTCTGCTGTTGAGGCTGGGCTGAACCCCGCGCGAGTTCGACCGCTTTCGCGAGGAAAGCAGGGTCTTTCAAGCGCTCTTCCAGCTTCTTTTCGAGCCACGCGTTCGGATCGGAGCCGACTTCGGCCTTGACCTTGTTTTCGCGGTGCCACTGAACGAGGGTTTCGCCAGGATCACGGGAAGCCTGCATCCGAGCCTTCAAAGCCGGATCAACTGCCTTTTGGGCAGCCGCGTAGGCTTCTTCGAACTCGGTCTTGTACTTGCCGTGAGCAGCGTGAAGGCTGCTTTCCCGCCGCTCGCTGATAATCTCCTCACGGATTTCATCACGGACAGCTTTGGCATATCCATCAGGATCGAGGAGCGGATCAGGCTTCGCGGCTTTCTCTACCGCGGCCGGTTGCTGGACCTGTGGCTGTCGCTGCCAAGTGGCCTTCTCAGCCTCAAGAGCAGCCAACCGATCGGCCAGCGTTCGCTTCTCTTCGTTGATCTCCCGCAGACGCCATGACGGCACAAGAGGCGCATTGTCATCAACCGCGGCCTTTGCAGGCTCGGGCGTCAGTTGCGCTTCAGGTTCCGGCTGCGGCTCGGGCTCGGGCTCAGGCTGAGGTTCAGGAGCCGGCGGGTCTGCCGGTGTTTCCTCTACGGCCTGGTCGAACAACGAATCCTCGTTTAGCTCCTCGTTCTCAACAGCCATGGTCTTCCTCTCGCGTTTCGTGCGATCACGTATGCCCTCTTTCGCTCAGGCGTGCGGTAGTCTTGCGGCTATATCGTCAGCCGCCAACGATCTCAGCGCTCAACCTTGCGGGAGCGAATTAGGTGTTTGTAATGGCGGAAATCTTGCTTCCAGGCTGGACGCCCTTGTATTCAAGCGTATCTGCCGGCGAGCGCGCGTTAGATGTGGTCGCGGCGCTCCCATCATATCGCAGAGAGCAGATTGAATCGTTATTTAGGCGCACATAGCGAGTTTGGTTGCCCAAGGTGATCGTCGCTGCCCCGCCGCTATAGTCGATGACCTGTTCGGCCAATGGTGGCTCTGGAGCAATAGGAACGATATTGCCGGCGTTATCCTTCGGCAAGGAGGCATATTCGCTGACATATACCTTCGTCATCAGGCCGTTTCCTTCTTGGTCGATTTTGCGAGCTGCGCCTGATAAGCCGCCTTATCCCGCGCGATATCCATGTTGTTCTCGTGCGCTTCCTGATCGAGCCGTGCTTTATTGGCCGCCTTGATGCGCTCGATCTGGATATCGGCCGCAGCCTTCATCCTCTGAATTTCGATCTCGTTGGCCGCCCGCATGCGCTCGATCTGGGCATCCATAGCCGCCTGCTGCTCTGCCATCTGCTGTTGGCGAGCCTGCAAGGCCATGTCCTGCTGCTGCTGGGCCGCGGCGCGCTGGTCTTCACGTTGGGCAGTCTGAGCATCCAGTTGCGCCTTGGCCTGCATCGCCATAACCTTCGGATCAGGCGGTGGAGGCGCTTCCTGTTTCGCCTTGATCTTGTCCAGCATCGGCTTTTTGATCGAGTTCGGCAGCGGCGAAAGCTCGATCATGATTTCGGGGAAGTTCTGAGCGAACTGCGGACTGAGCGACTGCATGACCATCATGCTATCGCCCTGCAGGTTGACCGCATCCGGGCCTTCGTCGATGATGATATCCACATCCAGCGATCCGATCGCGTTGACGATTGCGGGCCGGCCGTATTGATCCAACTCCAGCTTATTGATCTGGAAAAACTGCGCCACGTTCTGGTCGTCAGTGACGCGAATCCAGCGCTCCGATGTCCAATAGCGCTGGATGATATTCCATATGTCCCGATAAACGCGGATTTTCCAGTTTTTGAAGGCCGAGAGGTAAGGCCCAAGCTCGGCAATGCCTGCCTGCTGCAACAACTGAATGGCGCGGCCGGAGCTATCCTCCAAACCTTGCCCGATCAAGGCCGGGTTAGGCCCGAAGTTCTCGATCTCGTTCTTGGCCTCCTGGAGGAGCTCCAACTCACCCTTGAGATTGCTGAACTTGGCATTATCGTCAAACTCAAGCTTCATCCCGGGATTGATCTCGAGGAACATATCCGGCTTTGCAGCCTCAGTTCGAGCGCGCTCAATATCGTCAACGGCTCCCTTTTCGGAGATGACTCCTCGCGCAGCAAGCCGCCACAACGACTTGGAACGCCGATGGTTGATTTCGTCCTGCGGGCTCTTGAGATTGCGGACGAAGCCATAACGGTCGCCATCATGATCGACCGAGGCCGAGAACATCCGATACCGCGGGAAGGTCTTCCCCTTCTCATCAATGAACGGCGAAACGCCCTGCATCAGCATCACGTTGCCGACGTACAGGCACCATCGCCATTTGCCACCCTTGATGTACCAGTGATCGACGAGGCGGAGCTTCTTTTCGTTGGAGTTGACCCAGTTCTTTTCCTTATCGAACTCCTGAGGAGTGATCAGGTCGGTTCCGGTCTCCAGGAGATCATCTATCTCGGCAGCTTTGTCCGGCGCGATCTCCTTGGCCTGTTCTGCATCCACCCATTTAGCGATGCCGAGATATCGCGCGTCGGTGAAACCCTCGTCAAAGGATCGCGGGTCATAGAAGAACCCGTCTCCGTAGGCGATATGCATTTCGAGGCTTGGATCGCCTTCATCACCCGGCACAAGGTCGTATTCGATACCCGCGATTCCATCAATGCCGCCAGCGCGGGCGATGCGACTAGACTTGGATTTCCAGTCGTTATTGTCCAATACAAATCGGAGGGTTGCGGTAGCAAGTTCGGCCCCTTCGTCATGCTTCGGCGTCCTTGCATAAGCCTTCGGGTCTTGCCGCAACCGTTCAACCAAACCCACAACGGCATCAATCTTGCGGACAATACGGTTTGACGTGACAACCGGCTGCTTGCGAGCCCGTAGCTTGGAAATCTCGTCCTTCGTCCATTGGTCGCCGTGGTAGTAATGCCGGGCATCCAGCATTTCCCGGCCTTCCGCGTCCTTCGCAGCAGCATAATCCTGGTACTGTCGGCGCAAGCGCGTGATGTCGTAGTAGTCCTCATCCTTTCCTTGATCGATCGCAGGCGTTGGGGAACGCTGCGGGATGGTGGCGGGAAGGGATTCCATCAGTATGCTTTCATCCTGCACGAATAGAGATTTTCATCCTTCGGTGCAGAAATGTGGTAGGCGTCAATGCAAACCTTCAAAGGAATTACAATCCATCCCGGCTGCTGCGGAACGCTTGCGATCACCAGCATAACTGTCCCAATCGCAATGTCTGTCACTTCGGCCTGCCGTTGATCCAGCCGTAATCCCGGTTAGCCGGGCACGAGCTAGGCTGCGAATATGCTGGAACTGACATTAGAAGGTTTTCCAATCATTTGACGTGACAGGCACCGCAGCGCGATAGCCGGATATATTCTTCGGCTTTTCAGGCTCGGCAGGCCGAACGCCGAGAGACATCTTGTTGAGTAACTGGCCAACTAGACCGAGCGCATCCACTTGGTCGTCATGCTTGCCCGCAGGGAAGCTCAGCAGTTCGCTCCGGAGCGCTGGGTACCAATCTGCCTTGGTGGGCACGTAAAGCCCCTCCTGAGCCATCCTGCCGCGAATAGACTGCGCTCTGATCGCCTTATCGCCGCGGGTTGGGAACTGGTCACGAAACACATACGCGCCTAACTCACGCTGCCGGCGATCGATAAACGGCCCGACGCCGGATTTGATTTGGCCTTGCTCTTCAGCCCAGCCTATTGGCTTCCACTTTTTGACGAGTTCGCAGAAGGCCTCAACCCAGACATCTGAGCTTGCTTGACGTCGCCACAGATCGAGAAGGAACATGCGGCCTTCTGGATCGAGGCCGACAACTGCATGGACAGTGTAGTCCCCGCCGTCTGCTGTGACAGCGTAATCGGAGCCGCCGTAGATGCGCAACAGTTTTGGATCTGGCGCGATGTCATATGGCTTCAGCCACTCCGATTTGAAGTAATCGCCCTCTTCAGGCGCCGGACGCTGCTGGTAAAGCGCTGACCAGTCCCGAGCGCCAACCGCGCGCCGCTTACGCTCTAGGTTTGCTTCATCTTCCCACTCAGGCCACAGCGGCTGCCCTACAGCGCGTCCGAGCGGATCATCTGCCTCTGCCAAGGCCGGGAGCGAAATAATCTCCCAACGGTCTCCGCCGGCCTGCATATCGGCTATCAAGCGACCGGCTAGGTCGTCTTCATGCCAGCGGGTTTGGATCAGAACGATCCGCCCTCCCGGCTTAAGTCGAGTGTATAGGTCTGATTTGTACCAGTCCCATGTCTTGTCACGGATGGTCTCTGAATCAGCATCTTCTCGGCTACGGATCGGATCGTCGATGACAACCAAGTCAGCTCGTCGTCCTGCCACAGCGCCTCCGACGCCGGCCGCGAAATATTCGCCTCCAGAATCAGTCTCCCACCGTCCGGCAGCTTGGCTATCAGGCGCAAGACCAACTCCAAGGATTAGACTATGCTCAGCCAGAAGGTTGCGAACTCGCCTGCCCCACTTCTCCGCCAGTTCGGCCGTGTGCGAAGCCGCAATGACGCAATGCGACGAGTGCTGAGCAAAATACCAAGGCGCGTACAGAATGCTCGAATACGTCGATTTGGCCGCACCAGGCGGCATGAACACAGCCAGCCGATCCGTCTTGCCGCTTGAGACCTCTTCAAGCTTCCCGAGCAGCAAACGATGGTGCGCGGCCGGCTCAAAGCCCGCGTACCGGCACCAATCAGTTAAACTGCGCCTTATCGACCGGCGCTTCAGAAGCTCCTTCGCTGCTTCCTGCGGCGATATTCGCAAGTTCATCGTCGGATACCTGATCCGCCCTCTTCACGGCCACTGAGCCGGAATGCTCAACAGCCGCAAGGCGCGCATGCACGTAAGGAGCAGCAGCCTTTGCAGCTTCGAACTTCACTTCGTCAAAGGCCATCGTTCCGTTGAGAAGCCCCTGGAAATAACCAAGGGGCGTAAGACCTGATGCCGCCATCAGGTTTGCCGCTTCTCTGGTCTTTTGGGTTGCAGCTCCAGGCTTGCGCCCTGATCCTGCTCTTCGTCCACCGCGAGGCATTTTGAAAAATTTGATTGCTTTCGATTTCGGTTTGATTTCGCCCAGCGCCGGTCTCCTGACCCTTTTGAGATCGGGGGCTGATCGGTGGAAGGAGAGCGACGCTGGGACGATTGGGATTTGGTTTGCGGACACAAGCCGCCCGGCGGGTGAAAGCTCTAACCGGCCGATGACGATAAGGAACCGATTTGCTTCTGTTTGTCTGGTACTGTTTCGGTACCTTGCACAATCATCTCGCGCAAAGCGTCGGCCGCGCGCTTCCATGCCTGCTGATACTTCTCGTTCCCATGCAGCGATTCAATTCGCGCGATGGCTCGGCGCAGCGTTTCATTGTCGAGCGTCATGCCGCCCTCACGTGCTCAACCTGGAGCTGGCCGTATTTGTTTTCGCCCTCGAGCTTGAACACGATCGTTTTCTCGCGGCGTCCCTCCTTCGCTGTGATAACCGCCAGCCGATCAGCAAACTCGCCTTCCATGAGCTTGATGCGAGCACCGATCGGTAATGTCCCCTTCGTCTCATCCCATTCGCCAGCCATTTGGCGAACGCGCATTGTGGCGATCCAGTCCGAGCAGAATGGCGCCGGCTGCACCTGCATCCCATATCGCGTCATCTGCCAAGACGAGATCAGATATTCAATTCCATTGATCGCCCGAACGGCGTAGAATGATTGCTGATCGTTCTTCGGATCGACCTCGACGAAGATGTAGCGGCCGAGCAATGGCCTCTCCTTGGCCTGCTTAACGCGGGCGTGAGTGACCCAGCGGCGAACCTTCGGGTAGAAAGTCCGATAGCCGATTTCGTGAAGTCCGAGCGCGGCGCGAGCTTGGCAGTTCGGATTGGTCACCGCACAGTACCAGTGCGACGTTGGGCTGATCGGGAACTTGATCTCCTCCGATCGGTCGATCAGATCCACAAACCCAACATGCTGGCCGATTTCGTAAGTCACTGCCCCGCTCATTTCCACACTCCGGTTCGTTTGTAGTTCTCAAGCTGCTCTCTCGATCTCTTGAGACGAGCAGCGTCGTTGGATTCGAGTGGCGGAAGGCCGGATTGAGGTTGCGCCGCGCGTGCCCAGGTAGGGTTTTCTGTGCGCCGCTCCTCCCGCTTCGGTTCTCGGACTGAGCCGTCTGAGGGGTCGCGGATCATTGGATACGCCTCCCCATCGAGTTGAGGCCATGCTTGGCGAGGAGTTCGAGAGGTGCTTCCTCGATGTTGTTTGCCGGCGCATAGCGCGACCACTGGCCTGTACGGACATAGGCCGCGAGAGCATCGTCCCAGTTCAGCTTGTCGGCCGCTGGGGGCTCGAATGAGGCAACCGCGGCATCAATGAAATCCTCCGAGTTCAGCCAGCTTGCCGGCATCGGAATGTACTCTGTCCCGATCTTGCTCCTGAGCGTGTCGCAAAGCCTGGACGCGGCCGCGATGATGACTTTCGGATCGACCCCAGTTTTGACTAGAGCGTTGAATTTTCGTTCAGCGGCTTTCCAAGCGTAGTTGCCCTTCCGCCTCGGATAAACCTTCTTCAGGTTTTCAAAATCCTCATTCGGAGGCGAAGCCGAACGAACCTCTTCTTTTCTCTTCCTCTTATCTATATCCTCTTTCTCTAGGCAAGCAGATTGCTCCGGTTTTGCTAGCGGCTCGCTAGTCGTGAAAAAACCTGCGTCAATCAAAGGACTTAGCGCGTCTTGCAAATCTGACTGAGAAAGATGCAGCCGAAATGCGATTTCCTCCATCGAGGCGGTTATAGAGCCGTCCTCGTACTCGCTTGCTAGCAGCCACAGCATCGGTGC